CGGCATTACATACAAAACAATCAAGCGATTGATTTCTTTCACATTGGTAATGGCTCTTCCTGGAGAAGGGTTGTGAATTATTCAAAATCCCCAGCGCCAACCACGGGTGTCAATGCAATCCAGTTTAACCCTGGCGGCACGGATAATGGCTGCTATTTGCAGTATGGCGGTGGGCCAAGCACCGATCCCAATAAACTTTTGGTTTCAATATGGGCTAATGCGAGAAATTGGAATGGGCGAAATCATACATTAATTGGGTTTAGCAGTTCTGCACTACCAAGGATTGTTATATCCTCTTCAATAAGCGGAACAAGCATAAATTATGACTGCTCTCTTGTAACATCAAGTGGACTTTCTAGAGCTCCGGTAAGAGCAGGTCTCGGTTCATTTCCGTCCTATGACACAGGATGGTTTCACATTCTTTGGGCTTTTGATCAGACATCTGGGTCTGAATCGAGCAGAGCATATACTTATTCATCCTTAGGCGTTGACACCAATCTTGTTGCCCCACCAAATGTTGGTTCAAGTGTTGGAATTAGCAGCAGTTTGGTTATTGGTGACAGCACAACAACGGGTTCAGAAAACTATTTTGACGGTGATATCGCCGAGGTCTACATAGCTGTGGGCCAATGGCTTGATTTGACGGTGCAAGCAAATCGTGAGAAGTTTGTCCTGGGCGGCAAGCCGGTCAACCTTGGGGCAGATGGGTCTTTGCCGACCGGAGTTGCGCCGACAATCTATCTGCGCAAGCCGTTAAGCGAGTTTGTTATAAATCAGGGTTCAGGATCGTCATCGTCTTTTTCAAATATCGGAACGGCGATCAGCAACGCAACCACCAGCCCGAGCGATTGAGAATGAGAATGGAAACTAATGGCCGCTACAAAAATTTCTTTCAGCAAACCGATCCGCGCGATATTGATATGGCAGCGGTTGTGAGCGCTTTAGAGAGAATTTTGGAGCGCATGGATTTGACCGACAAACACAATGAGGAGCGCGACACGATGATAAAAAATATAATCAGCGCTTTCCCATCGGGCGATTTTGACGCGCACCGGAAATATCACGAATTGCAGATGGAATTGCTGGCCGAAAAGCGCAAATTACGAGTTGCTATCCAAGAAAAAACCATATCCGGCCTGATTTGGCTTACCATTATTGGCATTGGCACGGCGGTTTGGCACGAATTTCTAACCCTGGTTAAAAAATAGGAGATATCATGGCCACAAATTACGATTTGGACGTTTTTGCCCGCACGATTTACGGCGAGGCCGAGGCCAATAACAAAGCCGATGCGGTTGCTATTGCCGATGTGATCCTGAATCGCAAAAAAAACGGCAAGCAGTGGCCAAACACCATTGCCGAGGTATGCCTTCAGCCCTGGCAGTTCAGCTGCTGGAACACCAACGACCCCAATCGGGATCGCATCATTTCGGCCAACGGCAAATGGTTTAACGAGTGCGAAAAGATCGCCAAAGACGCCGTTAATTTAAACGGATACAACGTCACCAAGGGCGCAACGCATTATTACGCCACCTTTATCAAAAAACCTAAATGGGCCAAGGGGCATAAGCCTTGCTATGTGGTAACGCATAAAAACGGCAACGAGCATCTATTCTTTAACGATATAGACACGCCTGCGCCAGAAACGGCCCAGGAATCTCTAGAGCAAATCAAACCACTGTCCGGTAGCGGGACAATCAAAGCCGCGCGGGCGGGCATCGTGGGGGCTTCTGCGGTGGGTGTAGCGGCTGAAACCGTAGAACAACTGCAACCGGCCCTACCAATTGCGCAGACGTTGGCTCAATACGCGCCTTGGGGATTAGTGGCTATTTTGGCCGCTGCTATCGGTTACATGGCCTGGAGGCGCATTGCCGACCGGGCAGAAGGGTTGCGGTAATGTGGAACAGGATAGTCGGGCTTTTTACGGGTTCAGCAACTGCGATTTGGGCTTACCTTGCATTGGCGGGTATCGTTGTGGGGATTCTGCTGGGTGCGCGCAGCGCCGGGCGGCAGGCGGAGCAAATTGCGAATATGAAAAAAACACTCGAAGCGGTGAAGGTGCGCGATGAAATCAAAAACACTGTTGCTGCTGGCGATCCTGATAATATTGCCGAATTGCGCCGGAAATGGACGCGCAAGGATTGAGTATTGCGCAATCCAGTCCCCGACTTGGTTATCGGATAAGGACGTTTTGACGCGCGAAACGTTGCTAAAAATACTGGCCGACAACGAAACCTGGGACAGGCTCTGCAATTAAAAATAAAACTGTAATGTCTTTTTGATAGTTTGCCGTAATCACATCCACCAACCGGACGCAAAGGTATGGCGCAAAGCAGAGATGACACATGGAAATGGTTTGTCTTCTGGCGCGATGGTCTAGCATGTGTTTGTTGTGGAATGAAGGCGGGCCTGGCGATGGAATTTCACCATGTCAAGCCGAGCGAAAAACGCTTTACAATAGCCAGCGCCGTATATAACGGCTTTCCTCTTGATACGATCCGCGAAGAATTGGAAAAATGCGTCCCCGTTTGCGCCAATTGCCACAAAATCATCCACGCCAAAGCACCGCTGCCCAAAGAGCATGAAACGCGCGAGGATGCGTTTGAATCCCAACGATTGGTGGTTCTTGAATATAGAGCCAGGTTTAGGAGTGGACGATGACGACTATCGAAATACTGGCCGAGCGCCTCAAAATGCAATACCCGCAATATGCCTTTACGGCGGATAAGACCGTTGTCGTGTTCTGCAAGGGCTGCTTTCAGGAAAAATTAGACGAGAAAGACGCTATTGAATTGCTGCGGGATATTCAGCGGAATACAAAACAGCGCTAGGGATAGGCGGATTAAACGTCGAAATGCAGGGTTTCCAAACCCTCCCTGACACGCATCCGCCCTTGGGTTGGGACGCCCTAGCTCGCCCCTCAGGAGTGCGCCGCTGAGCTTTAGATACGGCGGACGTCAGGGAATTTAATTATTTACCGGCCTGCGGTGTATCAAGCTGATTATTTGGATTAACGGCCATAGCTTTCTTGGCAAAAAAACAGGCTGTTTCTAAGTGGGTTTTGACAATTGAAAATTCCCGGCTTGGCGGGCAGTATTGCGCAAGCTTCTCCAGGGTATCGTCAAAAATCGCAGCAATGTCCAGTGCCTTCTCGTAGCCCAAATTATTCAGAGTATATACGGCAAATTCTGGGTGTTTGATTATTTCCGATGGATCTCTGGTCATTTTTCTTGCCCTTTAAACGGATTACCGGATCTTACCAAGCCAAGCGATATCTGCGTAATCAATCGCAACCCAGACAACTTTGCTGGCGCCGATCACCCGCTTGCCGGTTTTATCGTCCTCATCAAACTTATTGGAAACCGTTTGATAGTGGTACTTCCTGGATTCCTGGTTGTAAATTGCGGCGCGCGCAATGTCCGGGGTGTCTTTTAACTTGATAAAGCAGGATTCGCCATGCAGACAAAAAAGGCCATCCAGCCGAGTATCAAACCACTTAATCATGCTTATGCTCCGGTGTGGTGAATTTCAAAAGATGATAGCAGTTAAATTTTTCGACCGTCAACTGCTATTTACATTCAGTGCAAATCGGTAATGAGGCGTGGCTTTACGATCTCGACCTTGGACGGTGCTTTTTGGTCTATCCCGTTCAGCCGCGCAATATTTGCCGACAAAACAGACAAAAACGATTGGTACATGGCTGGATCTTTGTGCAGCATGTTGGCGCAAAAATAGGCCGTGCCGTTAAATCCGTCCTCTAGGCTTACGTCCATTGCCCTAAACAGCGTTGCAAGAGATTCCGCGATCACCACGGCGCGCATCGCCATCTCCTGCGGATTGTTCGCCGGTGGTGTCGGGGTATTTTCTGGTTTTTTATCGGATTCCATTATCGCTGCTCAAAAGTTCCGACCCATTCATTATTGGAATAGGCTATTTTTTTGACGGTAAATGTGCCTTTTTTGGGTGATCCATCGGCTCGGTGGAATGTGACCGTATCGCCTTTTTTGATCTCGCCTTTTTTCTCGCTGGTTCCTTTCAGCTCAAGCGTAGAGCCGTCCTCGGTGGCGCTGATAACGCCATAATTTGATATTTGGTGGTCAATAGCTTTGACTGGTGATTTTTGAGCCATAATCTTTCCTTTCAGGTTGTTGATAGACAGAATCCCAAAGATAATAACCGAACGGACTGGAATGTAAACTAGGGTTGCATGCTAGGTTGATGCTGATCTGTTTCCCAAGTGTATCGGTAATCTTTGGGATCGAATCCAAGTGTTGCGCAAAAGCTGTTTCGCATGTCCTCAGCTTCGCCCTCAATCAAATCCCGGTTGTGGACTGATTGCAACTGATCGGTGATCAATTGCTTTATTGCGAAAAGCAATAATGGGTATTCCGTGCCATCAGGCATAATAATAACCGGGCTGGATCGGGCAGCGGCTGCACGGGCAGCGCGCTCCATCATTTCTGCGTCTAGGCGAAATTCGGTCATGCGTGTCCTGCTACTTGGTTATGGATACCCATTCTTGCGAATGCCACCTGTTGCTTAAAATGTTCCCAAGTCTGATCCGATTGGCATAAGTATGCCGTGCATAAGGTCATGACTGTCATGCCCTGCGCATCCGTCAGTTTTTTGTCGACAAAAAACTTGAACAGATCGGCGCATACCAATCGCAGATCGTCATTGTCGTTTGATGGCGCTTTCTCAGTCAAAGGAAGCCTCCTGCATTTTTTGGTGGGCGCGCACTTGCCAAACCACCTCTTGAAACTCGGTGAAATCGCCACCGGCCTCGAGAAATAGCCAGGCGGCGAGGTTTAAAGCATCCTCGCGCGTCATGCTCTCGGCTTTTTCGATCATCAGCAAAGCAAGATGCTCGCCGTTGTTGTGGGCTTTGACGCCAAATTTGTTATGTGCGTCGATGGGAGTTGTCAGTGCCATTATTGTAAATCCGCCCGTTCTGCCGCAACGCGCTTACCCGCTGGGCTGTTATCAAAAAGAACCGGGGTATCCGGGGTGATTTCAGCATCAACAATCTCGCCGTAATACTCCTCTTTGTCGGCGCAAATAACCATGACATGCGATCCGACCGCGTCAATCAAGGTGTGGCGCTCTGGGTCAATCTGGGAAATTTGCAAAACGCCTTTGATCCCTTCTTTGACAGTGACTTGCTCAAGCTTTGCAGTCAAAACCGGGAAGCCCTTGGCGGCGGTAACGCGAATCGCCTCGCGCACTAGCTCTTTAGCGCGCTCACCCAGCTCGATAGATAGGCTGCGTTGCTCCGCCTCATTCAAACCGTCCCAAGGCTTTTTGTAGTCCTGATAGCGTTTCAACATAAAATCACGGATCCCGCCCGCAATCATTTCCTCGGTCAGCATGGGTTTGGTGTTGTCTTTGGAATTATTTTCCTGCGTCATAGCTATCTCCGTGATAGTGGTTGAAAGATTGTAAACTGGAATTTACATTTTCCCCAATTTTCTGGCAAGGGTAAATTTAAAAGCGGCGCCGATTATTGGGGTAATCCTTGTATTTTTCCTTTTGCGCCTGTTCACGCCGCCAGCGTTCCAATATGCCTTGGGCCGAACCGGCAGGCGCGGCCATCATTTGATCAATAATGTGCTTTGGCACGTCACCGTAAGATTTCTTGCTCATTTACAGAAGCACCCATTTTATTGCCTTTATAACAAACATAACCGCCAGTATCCAAAACCCTACGACGAACACAATCGCCAAGAAATAGGATATATCCCCGCCAGCATGTTCGATAATTTCTGCACGTTTTTTGCTTTGTTTTGTCATGTTTTAGCTCCTTTTGATGATCCATATTTTTTCACTTTTCCCGAATTGGGTTTTACTGCGCCGCCCGGAATCCTCGATCTCGAAATACGTCCCGGCCAATTCGCTGATACGGGGGCGGGCGCTGTTGATATGCCAGCCCAAAGCCTGCGCCACGCCGGTCGCGGAAAGGCCATTTGTGCTGTTTTTGATGGTTTCAAGCACCTTTGCGCGCTTTGCCGCCGAATCCTCCGCCGCACTTTCTGCGGCCTCCTTGCTGGTTCCGGTGCGCTTATACATTTTGGCGGTGAGCAGATCTAATTGTTCAGCCATTCCGCTTCTCCGCTTTTGATTCATCTACCATTTTGCCAGCGCCGGGAATATGGTTTGCCTTGATGATTTTCCGGCATTTTGTTCGGCAGCACTGCCGGTAATAGCCATATTTTTCGGGCGGGATGACCTTAACCCCGTGGTCGTCCTCATCAATCAGAAACGAGTAGGAGGTTGGTTTTAAAGGCTCTAATTTATGGCCCAGCTTTTCGCACCATTTTGACATTATTTGATCTCCTTTAACATCTGATCGCGCATGGCTTTAAAAACATCAATTATTGCCTTATTGTCATTAAACCTTGAATATACGCCAACTTGCACCACTCTGTGGCTTGGCTCCCCCATCAGCGCATCAGCGATAAGCAGGGCGCGGCGAATAGCCTCGTAATTTATTTCTGCAAAATCTTCTATATGCTCTCGTCCGTAACCATCACACCCTTGAAATTTGCTCTCTCTAATTTTTTCTAAATGATCCAAAGCCTGTTTAAATTCTGTGGTCATGCTACCCCCTAAAAAGACACTTCGGCGACTGATATTCTGCCGGATTTTTCGCCAATGCCAGCATTCCTTACGGCGAGATAATCGCCCTTATCAATTTTCAAGAAATACTCCTTCTCTTTTTTGTACATAGGCGGGGAATGCACGGATCCCCTGTGCTCTCCATAGTCCGGCACTATCGAGAAAACAAAATCCTCGGTTCCGTATAACCGAATAAAAGTAGGGCGCCACGCTTGTAAATCACTGAATATAAATTCATTCGCAAACGTCACATGCTGCTGTAAAAGCCCGGTGATGCGATAGGGTTGGGTCATTGTTTCTCCATAAATGCTGCTATGAATTGGGCCGCGACTTGCGGGACGATGCTGGTGGGTTCTCCAAATAGTCTGCTGCTCTATTTAACCGAAAAACATCATCATGTGCATGCCCAAGCATCCTATTACAATTTGTGCACAATAGCCCGCGCACCTTGCCGGTGGAATGGCAATGATCGACATCGAAAGGGCGCGATTGTTTCTTGCTACAGATAGCGCACTCGCCATTTTGATGGTCAAATAACGCCTGATATTCTGCTTGAGTTAAATTATATTTCCGCACAAGATGCCGTTCACGCTCGGCAGCAGCAAATATTGCATAGCGTTTTTTATGATAGCGGGTACGCTGGCAATACTCTCGATGCCGCTTAGTTCGGCAAGCCTGACACTGGTTTGATCGTTTTATCTTTTTGGCGTACTCACTGCCACAAACCGAGCATTTATACATTTATGCACTCCATTGAAGCCTTTATGAACTCGGCGGCAAGCGGCGCGACAATCGCGTTACCATATCCGCGCAACTTTCCCACGCGGTTGGATACCCCATTAGCCAACAAACGAATGCTGGGTTCAACGAGCCTTTGCTTTCCGTCTGGGCAGTCAATCCAAACGCCACTTTGCCAATTGCTCGCGGCAAGCTGTCCGAGAATTGCCCCTGCCCGTTCGGGTGATGATCCCGCGCCTGTGCTGTTGGCCACATCGCCATTGCTGCGCAGTCGTTCAAGTTCTTGCTCCGCTCCAGGTTGAACCAGCGGTGCGCCTCTCCCGTTCTGAAATCCCGCGCCTGTGCTGTTGGCCATAGACCACTCTGCATCGCTTTTGCCGCTTCGGACGGGGTCATTTCTCGGCCTTTTGCATATTCTTGCCCGCGAGGTCGTTCTTGCGCTCTCGGAGTGCCCCACAAACCACAATCGGTCGCGTTTATGGGGCGCACCGACACTGCAAGCTGGCAATACCGCCGCCGCACAGGAGTATGTTTCAGCTTCCAAATCAAAGAACACTTCATCAAGCCATCCAAAGGCAATCGCTCCTGCAACTTGCTCGCCAAAGATTGTTGCAGGGTGGTGCTGTTTAATGAGATCGCGCCATGTCGGCCAGAGATGCCTTTCGTCTTCGCGGCCTTTTTGTTTGCCAGCGGAGCTATAGCTTTGGCAGGGGCAAGAACCTGTCCAAACAGGTCGGTCATCGGCCCACCCAGCAAGGCGCAAGGCGTATGACCATCCGCCGATACCAGCGAAGAAATGGTGCTGGGTAAATCCTTTGAGGTCGTTTGCTTGGACTTCTTCAATGCTTCGTTCGTCAACTTCACCATAGGCAATATGTCCTTCCTTAATAAGCTCCCGCAACCACGCCGCTGCAAACGGGTCAAATTCGTTGTAATAGGCAGTCATCACGCAGCACCTTTGTGTTTTTGATTGAAATGCCGGAGCATTTTTGAAGTCGTCCATGCGCCGAATCCGCAGCTGCATTTAAATTTACTGCGCATAAATTTGATACTTTTCCGCGCGTTAAAAATATCAATCACTTGTCACCACCTTTGTGTTTTGCGAGGGCTTCGATAGCAAAATCAATATAACCTTGTACTCTAGCGATTGCGTGCCCCCCGCGAATCGTTTCTAGGTCTTTCTTTGCGTGGGGAAGTATATCCTCCAAAGCCTTGGCAAGTTCCTTGCTCTCCTCCCGCAATCGGACTAGTTCGGCTTCTTGCTTCTCCCAGTCATTCTTCCACATTTTCCAATGTAAAAGCGCCCTTCTAAATCCCCATTGTAAGGATTGTTTATTCTCCCGTGGCCAGCCTTCCCAAAGTTTCCATAAATCATCATAAGAAGTTTTTTCTTTATCACTCATCGGTTTTGTCCTTCTTTAAGAAGTTTTAAATTTTTTATTGCAATTTTTACAGTAACCAGTTTTCCAATTTTTGTGGCCACTCCAAAGCACCATTTCATTGTGCCATCTGAGAAAACATTTAACTTTTTTCATCATCGGTTTTGTTCTCCCATTGCCAAATAGGTTTAGATTTAGGAATCTCTACATGAACGCGATAAAACCAATTATCCCGCCAAATAACTGCCTCTCTTCGCGCTTCATCCCTCTCCTTCGTCAGCCGGTCGATCTGGGATTGTAGCTGGCGCGGGGTTAGTCCGGTTTCGTGAAATACTTGTAATGCTTCCTCTGCCCATTCAAATCGACAATCTGCGCAGCAATCCTGCAATCTTTTTCCCGGCCAAGTATGCTTGCAAACCAGCTCCGGCATATGCTTGTGTTCCACCATCACTCCATCTCCACTATGCGGATTTTGACTGCGCGGTAGCCTAGCTTACTTAATTTGCGCCATGACATACCTAGCTTCGGGCAAAAACATTTGATGCAATAACTTTTTGTTCTTTCAGTCGACCGTGTATAAAAAAACCCCTCTGGCGCTTTTATGGCCCACCAATCATTCATGTTGTTGGCATTCCAAGCCTTATCCTTGCGTGTTGGTTTGGTCATTTCTTCACCTTCTTTGCTTTGCGAGCGCGGAGCATTTTGGTTATGTCGTTCGGACAAATAAGTTTTCGTTCCTCATAATATTCACCACCATAATGGTGGCTAACAAAAACCAATCTCCGCACATCTTTTATCGCTTGTGCATAGCCAGCTTCGTATTGGTTGGTCATTTCTTCACATCCCCAAGTCGTAATGTTTGAAAAGCGACTCCCTCAATACTAAGAATTTTAGCGGGCAAGCTAAAAAGATCCACTTCGCTGTAATCCGTTTCACCATGGCATGTAACTTTAAATTTTAAAACTTCTCTTGGGCCAAAATCCTGCCAACTTTCCACGGTATCAACCGGCTTTTTGCATAAGGCGCATTTTATAATCAAATCCCTTATATCCATCACTCCACATCCTTCGTGATCGCGGTTTCCTGCGGGTTGACTGCCCCATCCTCGGCATGCCACGTTATTGGCGGCATGACTTTGTAATCGAACTTAGCTACCGGCCGTACAAAGCTTTTATCCTTCCACACGATGCGGTTGTTCGGCATGGCGGCGATCTGTCCGGTGCCATCCTCGATTCCCCAAAGGGTGCTCAGCCGCACCGGCTTTGGGCAATTCCCACCGCAGCATGTGAATCGGGATATTGGCCCATTTCGCGCCGGACTCACAGAGGATCTCAAAATGCAGCGCGCGGGACGGGCGCGAAGTAACGGCCAGAATAACACACGGCTCGAACTTATCGGCGTACGCTTCATCCATACCGTGCAATATGCGCTGATCAACAAAGCCATAAACGTGCTGGGGCAGCGAGGCGGTTAAGGTGTGGTGGGTCATTGTTTCATTGCCCCTATTTCAATAAAAAATTGTTCGATTTGCTCTAAAGATTCCTTTACGCGCCAAGCAATAATCCCCGGCTTTGTTGACCAAAGAATTGTTTGGCCGCTTACCGGATCGACGCTGATTTCATCAACGTGCATCAGGTTATAAAGGCTTACTCTGCCAGTTTTGGCGTTGGTTAATCGTAGGAACATTATCTTCTATCCATCTTGGTTAAGTGATATCCGCCGCACCGTTTGCAGTGGTATGGGCGCAGGTGATGCTTGTACTTGTGCAAGCGGTCGTGGCTGGCGGATGATTTCATGGCTTCGGCTCGCGTCTTATAGACAAATTTTCCGCAACTATCCGAGAACGCTTTTTGCACTTAAAGCCTCCCTATCAAGACTCCGCAGAATCGTCCGAAAATCAGGCTCTCGGATGAAAATCCCATTCAAGAACGTGTTTTGAAAATCGGCAAATGTCGGCCAGTCACCTTTGCGCCGCCGGTGGGACTGCGCCCAAGGGATGATGTCACTTGAAAGCATGGATAATTACCTCCGTAAAAAATCCGAGCGTATAGCCCAAAACAAACGCCGCAAAAATCATGCAATTCCTGCGCGCGCGCCCCATGATGGCGCGGAACGCGCGCTCCTCGCGGTATTTTTCTGCCGATAACTTTTTAAGGTAGGTCATTGTTTGGCCTCGGTGACTCTGAAAGAGGAAATATCCGAGTGTCTTACGTGATTATCGCCAATAGCAATAAAGCTGCTTTTTGAATAAGCGTCTCTGAGCGTTTTCTCAAACATTTTTGCGGCAGAATAAACATCTGGCGCAACGATATTGCCAGAAAAAGCGTACCCGTTATTCATTGTCACTTTTAAAGTAAAATCAGGCATTTTATTCCCCCATAATCAAGCTGGTTTGCGGTTTGGCGTCCTCGGCATTTGCCAAGTTTTCCAAAACCTTTTCGCGCTGCTCCAAGGCTTTTTTGACCTCTAGCCCATCGCTCTTGTGATCGGCCCAGAGCTTGTTAAACGATTGCTTGTTGGTGTCGCGGAATTGCTGCAATTCAGCCGGGCTATCAATCTTGCGAATAAACGCGATCAGCCGATCCGCCGCTTTACCGGATGGGACATACTCGATGGGCGCGCCATACCCAAAAGCAAACGGGATCGAATCGCGGGTGTTGGTTAGGGCTTGGCGTTCAAGTTTCTCGTGCTCGGCCAAAAGCTCGCTGGCGGTGCGTTCCTCGGCCACCATTGCCCGATCTAATTCGGCGCTTTCATACAGGCTGGAAAGATCCTCTGGGAATGCCCGGCGCAATGCTTGAGCCTCGGCGCACTTGACAATCATCAAGCGCGGCATTTTTACCCATTGTTCTTTTTCAAGCTTATATTGGCCGGTCGGCTTGTCCTTGCCGCTGGCCGGATCAAACGCCCAAATTTCTTTTTTTGGCACAAACTCGTCCCAATAGGCCGTGCCAGCCGCTTTATGCCAGGCACCAAGCGAGTCTTGTTTCCAGACGTATACTTTTGCCGAAACAATACCAAGGGGGTTCATGGAGCTTTTGGCTGCTTCGTCGTAAGTGATAATTGCCTCCTCCTCATCCGGGCGATAGCGGCCACTGCGTTCGGCAATTGAGCGCAGGCCGTTGATCTCGGTGACAATAACCATTTTGCGCTTGGTTTGATCTTTGGCGTCTTTGCCAAAAATCTGGGCGCTGATTTGGCGCTTGAGAGGCGAAAGGCGGGTGTTTTTGCAGATCAATTGGAATGCGTCAAATTCCGCATCGTTTAGATCCTTGCAAAAAGCGTTGCGAATCACCTTCATCACCGTTGGGCTGTCAAAATCCGCCATCGGCGCTGTGGAAACTGTTGCTAGGTTTGTTGACATTTACTTTCTCCTTATTTTGATGAGTTGACCGCCGTTAGTGCGACGGGTTCCGGGGACTACAAGGCCGTCCTCGAGAATAGCCTCCCGCAGCTTTTTCTTGTCCAGCTTGGGATCGCCGGGAATCCAATACTCCGCTGGGATATCAGCCTCGTTGGTTATTTCGTAATCAGGCGCGGTGTCGGCCAATGTCACCGTGCTGCTACCGTTTTTGATCGGTTTTTTCCAATCATCGCGTTGCATTACCGCTTGAATGATCCCGCGCAGCTTTTCGCATTTTGCTTCCATACCGCGCGCGCGTTCCTGCAGGACTTTGATTCGCACTTTCAGGGCTTCGATAGTTATACTTAACTCCTCCTCCTCGTCGGCGCAGCGCAGAACAAAGCGTTCGACGTCTTCCTCGCGCGATAATTCCAGCAGCTTTGCTTCGTCCTGTTCGGCGAGGCAATATTTATCAATGTCTACGGTTTCTGACATTTTACTCTCCGCAATTTTCAGCAATTGATTGCATGGATTTTGCGACCGAGCCAATCAGATCGGATAAATTATCTGCTGCAAATCCCAGGTAATCGTGGGTCGAAAAGCCGTTGGCGTCGGGTTTATCGTTAATCGCGTCCGCATATTTTTTGTCGGCGCAGATTTCTTTAAACTCCTCGAACAATCTGGCCTGTTGCAGTTGCAAAGCTTCAAGCTTTAAGATCAGCGTATCGCGGCGCATGTAGCGAATATCATCAAGATATGCTGGTCTCTGCGGCGGCGTGGTGCGCCAGGTATCGTAATCTTGTGGTAAATTTGACATTTAAAACCTCTTTGAAGTGCCGCGCCCGATAGGGCATCAAGCGCGGCGTTGATTTGAAAGATATTGTTGTGGCCAACAATACTGCCCTATCGGGTTTTTTGGCCGTTGCGTCTTACCGCTGCCAAGGCGTGGTTGATGATGGATTCTTCGGTGAAAGAATCAGGATCCACCGCCGCGCTAAAATTGCGTTTGCATTCCGCGCGGTTGTGGCCAAAGCCGATAATTTTTCCGTTGGTAAAAATGAAATCCTTTTTCATGGCGCATCTCCTTTCAAAAAGATGTGGCCTACCTGGCCAAAGTTTGAACAGGGAACCTAATCTATACTCTGTTCGGTTGCAGTTTCAATGTGGACAATCAAATCGGTCACAAGGTCAATGGCAACCAAGAGAACGATAAAGCCTATGATGATTAGTAGCTGGGTTTTTGTGTTGCGTGTCATGGTGCTCCTTTCAAAAGCAGATTGACAACTTAGGTTTACAAAGCGAATATAAACCGAGGTTGGTTAAGATGTCAACTACAGTTTACATAAAAAGTGGAAAATAATGGGCAATTTTGTTGCGTTGTTGCATGAATGGCTATCCGAGGAGAACCTTACCCGCGAACAAGCGGCCAAAAGGGCGGGGGTATCGCGCCAAAACTTTCATAAATGGCTGAACGGCAATCGCACCCCAAGCGTTAACAATATTTTAGCTTTGGAAAAGGCAACAAATGGCAAGATCACCTTACACACGTTTCAAAAAGCCCGGCCAGCGCGCAAAACCCCGCAAGCTTGAGGAACCGTTACATATCCAAATTGTCGATTACCTAGAGCTGGCTTATGGCAACCGCCAGGACGTTTTGTTCCTGCACGTCCCAAACGGCGGCTCGCGCCACCCGGCGGAGGCGGCAAAATTAAAGCGCATGGGCACAAAAGCTGGCGTTTTTGATTTGTTAATATTTCGGGGTATTTTTCCGCATTGGCTAGAGGTCAAATTTGGGGACAATGACCTATCCGATACCCAAAAGGGTCATCTATTAGTGGTAGAGAGGCTTGGTCACAGGTGGGCGGTTTGCTGGACTTTTGATGAGGCCAAAGTAATAATTGACGGATGGCTTAAATAACAATGGCTTACCTTGTGGATAAACCAGTGGATAAGTACTGTATAACTTGGGGAAAACTCCCCCGCCCTCCTTTCCCCCCTAGAACCCCCCTATCCACCCACCCCACTAACACCAGTTTTTAAACAAACTTATTTGAACAAGAGCGCTGCAACAACAGACTAGAATTTTTGGATTTTTATAAAAATGGAACAATCTTTACCGATTCCTTACGCAAATTCTAAAAAACGTGGCCTCAAGGCGGGCCTTTCTTTGACCTCAGGCAACCGTCCCGTCACCTTCTACCAAAAACGCGCCCAGACCCCCTTAAAACGCATTTAACCAGAAAACCTAGAAAGTAGGTAAAAAATGACCGAAATTAAGTGGATTACCGAGGTTGTTGAAATCAACCTATTGAATGCGGTTATTACAATCCGATCATTTGCGACCATGATTATACCATCCTTGGGGGTCACCACCGCCTGCGCGCGCTAAAAAAACTGATCCGAGAGGGTTTTCCGCATTTTAAGAAAATAGAAATCCGCCGCTCTATTGAAAAACTGCCGGATGAAATCGCCACCCGCATCCTTGTGGCCGACAATTTGAGCCACGGTAATTTTGATGTCGATATATTGGCTTCGCTTTGTGATGTGGAACAATTGCTGCGCTACGGCTTCACCGATCAAATCTTAAAAGATATGCCAAAGCATGAATCATCTGTGGCCGGGCTTTGCGCCCCTGATGATGTGCCGCTGCCGCCGAAAGAGCCTAATACCAAGCTGGGCGACCTATACCAGCTCGGCGACCATCGGTTGCTGTGCGGGGATAGTACCGACATTGTTGCTGTTGAAAGGCTGATGGACGGACAAAAAGCGGATATGGTTTTTACCGATCCACCTTATGGTATTGCATATTCAAGTAAAAAATTTGACGGTAATAAAACTGGAGTTACAAACAAAAGAAACAAAGCACCAATGATTATTGGTGATGATCAAAAATTTGATCCATCATTTGTTATTAATTATTTTAAAGGGGTAAAAGAAATATTTATTTGGGGATATCAATATTACCCAGAAAAGCTAGGACGCGGCGGAATAATTGTTTGGAATAAAAAACATGAAAGCGAAGCAGATTGTCCGCACGGAGATTTTGAGCTTTGTTGGTCAAAAAATGAGCGCAATAAGATGTGCTGGCTAAGATGGGGTGGTTTTCAAAATAAAGAAATTGGTGAAGATCGTCTCCACACAACGCAAAAACCAGTGTCTCTGGTAGAGTGGTTTCTTGATAATTGGGGAAAAAACATAAAAATTGTGGTGGATATATTTGGCGGCTCTGGCTCAACGCTTATCGCCTGCGAAAAAACGCAACGCCATTGCCGCATGATGGAATTAGATCCGGCCTATTGCGATGTCATTATCACCCGCTGGGAAAAATACACTGGGAAAAAAGCTGTAAAGGTTGAAACATGACCGAATTTACTGGCGCCACCTTTTCGCAAAACGATGTCGAGATCATTGCGGTCGAAAAACAAGGCGATGATATAGCCATTTTGGTGCGCTGCCCCAACTGCAACGACTTCACCGTGGTCGGCTATCTGGTTGACCGCGACGAAGCCGATCTGTTTATTGCCGCAATATCGGCATTTCTCGGCGCAACCATCTTTCCCATCCACTGAGGTATGACCATGATCCTGCTGCACGAAAAAGACATTCACGGCTTTCGCATGTTCTTGATAAAAAACCTGACTAAAAATCGTGGAAACTATAAGCTGGTGGTAAACGCCTTTGATCGGCTGATAACAGGCAAGTTTTACCCTGATGACCCCGTGCGCGGCCCGGATAGCGATAAAACACTTAACCATTTGACAACAAACGATAATGAGCCGCGCGCAGACAAATCCAATGATAGCAATAAAGCAGGCTTTGAATCTGCCGAGAAAGATCGTTGCGATTCCTGCGGGCATAAATGCAAAACCTTTTTTGAAAAACAAACTGATTGGATACCCGGGATAATTGCGCCAACCCGCCTATTGTGGGTTTGTGCCTGGTGTAAATTTCCGCATTCCACCTAATGTAAAAATGCCCTGTTTATATTATAATTACTTTTGGCCTCGATCGCATAGAAAGAAAATTACTTGAAACTGGGTCGCATGAAGCAATTGAGTATCCCTAAAGACGAGCGAACTCGTAAAAAGCAGGCTTATGCTCAAAAAATAGACCCGAAGCTTGAGCAGGCAGCAACCGTGCCCATGTGGAAACCCGGCGAATTGCGCGTTCTTAGCCCCGCCCAGCTGACCGAGCTTGAGCAAATGGCAATGCGCCCAACCACGACTTGGGCGATGATCTCGGCTTATTTTTCCTTGGTATGACCGATGGTGCGTCCAAGGGCGGGGAGTCGCTTATGTCCTATGAGGATATCATCGCCGAGATGTATGCCCGAGGTAAACTTGCCCTTGAACGGGCCGCAATTGAGGAAGGAAAGCTGATTGATGGAACCGCAACCACTGTCCCAGACGCAGAAGCAATTGATCGAGATCGTGAATGATTTCCAGCTTTATTGCTCATCCGTCCTGAAAATCAAAACCAAGTCGCAGGGTATCCAGCCCCTAACCATGAACCGCTTACAGCGGAAATTGATGGCGCGCGCCGCCGATCAGAAGCGCCGCATTGGCAAAGTCCGCCGGGCGATCCTGAAAGCCCGCCAAGGGGGTGCGTCGACCATCATCAATGCGCGGGGATACCATCAAGTCACGAGCACGGATGCTATGAACGCATTCATTTTGACCCACCGGGGGGATTCGACCGACAAGCTTTTTGCCATGCTCAAGCTGTTTTATGAGGAATCACCGCTGGTTATGCGCCCGGAGATGCAGGCGTCAAACAAAAAGGAGCTGTTGTTTTCAAAGCTCCGCTCTGGGTACAGCGTGGGCACGGCGGGCGGCGTCGAGCTTGGGCGCGGCGGCACGGTGCAATTTTTCCACGGCTCCGAGGTTGCTTATTGGGATAATGCGCAAATGCACATGGATTCTATCGGGCAATCCATCCCCAGCGGCACGGAAAGCGCCGGGACTGAAATATGGCTTGAAAGCACATCCGCCGGGCCAGTCGGCCTGTTTTACGACATCTGTATGGACGCCCTGCGCGGCATAGGGGAATACGAGCTGGATTTCTTTGCATGGTTTGAATCGCTGGAATATCAGCTCCCGAACGTGCCATTTACCGACCCAAGCCCGGAGGACAAGGAATATCAGCGCATTTACAAACTGACCGATGCGCAAATGTCATGGCGCCGGGTCAAGATTATCGAAATGAAAAGCGAGGATTCCTTCCGCCGCGAATACCCCGCAACGGTGCAAGAGGCGTTCTCGGTATCATCAAACGCCGCCTTTATCCCTTATAGCTATGTCGAGGATGCGGTAAAGCGCATCATCCCCGACAATTACGGGGCCGTAATCATGGGCGTTGACCCCGCGCGCAGTCTGCGCGGCGACAGAACGGCTATTGTCTTGCGGCAAGGGCGCAAAATGATCCACGGCGAGGTGATGCAAACCGCCGACACGATGCAAATTGTTGGGCAAATCAGACACTTATGCGACCGCTTTAAGGTTGTCAGCATCAATGTGGACGTGATTGGCGTTGGGGCCGGGGTTGTCGATCGGCTGCGCGAGAGTGGTTTCCCGGTGTTTGCGGTAAACTCGGCCACGCAAGCCAGCTTGACCGACCGTTACCACAACAAGCGGGCCGAGATGTGGGCGGAGATGCGGGCTTGGCTCGCCGATCCAATTGGCGTTCAGATTATCGACAATCAGGAGCTTTTGAGCGATCTGCAGGCTCCGATCAACATACCGCCCGACTCGCTTGGGCGCTTGAAATTAGAATCCAAAGACGATATGCGCAAACGCGGCGTTCGATCACCGGATTGGGCGGATGCGCTATCATTTACCTTTGCCGTGCCGATGCAGGCGCAAAATTCGACAAACTCACCATTGAAATACAATGACGATTGGATAGCATAGGGATTCAACCGAAAGATATTATTGATGCTCTCACCCCCGCAAAGACAGATGAATGTTCAAGGCGCAACCAATCCTTATGCTAGGATTTTTGGCGGATCAAACGTGCGCATCCTTTTGGACGCGACCAATCCTGCCGGGCGCACTTTAGACACCAGCGGATCTGAAACCTATGCCGCGTTGCAGAATCTAGCACCTGGATGGGGTGCAGAAAGCATAACCAATGGCACAAAGGCATCACAACCAACCAGTACAAACGATGCTGGTACTGGCCTAAAAGGCATTTTGATGCTGGGCGACAGCCAGTTATTAAGCGGCAACATTACAGCCGTTAACGGCGATGTATTTTCTTGGGTCGTGTGGCGAGCTAATGGCTTTGTCAATAACCGACAGCTTATTTCGTTGTCAAATTCGACGGCGGCCAACCAGCAGTGGTTTTCCACACCGTTGGGATTTTTGCCGATGACTTCGGGATTCTCTGCCGATGTTTTCGGAGCTTGGCATCCCAATAATTATCGCTATTTTACTGCCACCGTTCCAGTCAATAGTTTGATTTCTACAACAGTCTATAATGCCCAGGCGAATGGTGGAACGCATAATTTATGGCGTAACAATGCCGATTTTAAGACGTTCTCTAATACAGCTGACCGAGGAGCATTAGATCGCTTAGGTATTGGTACGGCGCTTGGTTCGTTCCGAGGGCCATACACATTTTTTGAATTTGGTTTGGTTACCGGCAATCCAACCAGCGGGCAACGCAACGCATTGCATGCCTTGTTGCAGTCGAAATACACGGGGCTATAAATGACAGATATGTATATTGTTTTTAATACAGAGGAAGAAGCGCAAGCAGCGATTGATGCGGTCAATGCCCTGGCTGGTTTTCCAAACGAGTTTGGGACACAAACTGTTGCCGAGGTTAAAAACGGTGGCAGCAAATGGTCTGTTTTAGTTTCATCAAATTTTCCTGCGGAATGGTTTGCTGGGCTTGATCGCCTCACCAAAGTTGAAGCCGAAGCAGCGGGTGTTGTCTTTGAATGATGCTCGCCGCACCACAAAGACTGATGGG